GATCATGAGGAACTTTTCGAACTCACCAAGAAATCTGGTGTAGACTTTGTGATGAGCAACGCAAAGGTTGATTTAGTTGTGAACACATTTTCAGATTACAAAATTAAGGAACTAGAAGCACGTAGAGCCATCAATAGTAAGAACCCAGAATCTAGGACGACCGAGGTACTCGTCTCGTCATCCATGAATCGATAAGATCGAAATCAGTTTCGTACTCTCGAGGATATATCTTAGGCGTTATCGTTCCCGCGTGGACTACCATTTCTACAACTAAATCATCATTTTTTGTATTTCCCCAAAAGATTTCAATATCACATTCTTTCAAAATTTCAATATCATCTCTGTAGCATTCCCGATTATACCACCATTCACTCAAGATATATGCAAAATAGAATGTATAACCCGGATATCTCTTTTCATACTTCTTAAGTTTAACTGGTCCAGTTTGAATTTTTTCGTTGGTCGAGCCCGGAACAGTCTGATTTTTATATTCAAATATAAAAATTGTTTTTGTTTCTTCATTTATGTATGCGGCATCGGGTTGGAGATTTCTTTTATATTCATGACCAGGAAGTTCCCCTGCAAGTCTACCTTTCTCTAAATACAAAAAAGTTATATCATTAATGATATATCTTTCACCGTTTTGATGGCGTCGAAGACAATTCTCGAAACGAAGACCCGTTCTATTCGTGTTCGCACCACCTGTACCACCAGTCCTCATTATGGTAAAATGAGGGATATACTTTCTGTTTCAATTGATTCACTTAGGTTCCAATTAAACAAATAGTAGTACACGTGACCCGAACCGGGCATGAATTTAAGGTCCTCTAGGTACTTACTACCTACACCCACATCAAGTGAGTTTAGAACATCGTATCCCAAATTCTTCGCTATGAGGAAGGCGTCGTTGTATACATCACCAACTAGGTAGAATCGGTAGGCTTGGTTCACCGTACCCTCTCCATCAATGCGTTCATAGGGAATATTATAGAGGGATATGAAGGTGTCACTTTGATCATTCACATAGGCATGGGTTGGTAGGACCCAACGTTTGACATAGTCTTTCGTTATGACTGGGGCAATTTTGAAATCTTTGGTGTACTCTTTGAGAATGTGGGTCACCCTAGGGACATCCTTGGAGGTCATCTTCCTCCATGAATATTTAGATGGACCCCGAACTTCGTAGTAGTTTTCCCTAGGACGATTTGTTTCATGGAACCCCAACTTTATGAGTTTTTTGACGTCCAAAAATCTATGCCAATAGTTCGCTTTGGTGATGGGTGTGGGTATCCTGGAAACCCCTGTATACATGGCCTGCCAAATCCCTAGACTATTTGCGCGTCTCCTAATTTCACCAATCAGAATGGGTGCCAGACGCATAGACCTCAGGGAGGGGTGGATACATAGAAAGTTTATTTGCACCATCTTCCTGGTCTCACCCTCAATCCTCACATCTAGGGGGGCGCTCGAAATGTACCCCACAAGTTCACTCGTATCCTTTTTACGAATGGCAACGTGATCCTGAATGGCCCACTTCAAAGTATCCCTAGTGTAAGTGAGTCTGAAAGTATCATTTGAAACGTAGTAGTTTGATAAAAAGAGATGCGTCTCATCCAATGTACTTAACGACCACATGAAATCATCTGGAAGTGGGAGTGGTTCCGATTTACATTCCCTACCCCTCTCAATTTCTCCGGGTGCCACTCCCTCCCTAGGCACTGGTTGAGTGTCCCAAAATTCATGCATATATACAATATATCGACAACCTTTTAAGTAAGCTTAAAGTTTTAAAGCATTCAAATTATATAATGTCTCTTGAACAAGATTATACAACCGTCCCTGGTCAGGTGTTCGCCTGCATCTCTATCGTTGGTCCTGAATGTCCACAAAAGACTGATAAGTTTGGTATTAAACTCCGAGGTGCTTTCTCGACCCGCGATGAGGCAGCGAACCATGCTAAACGTCTCCAAAAAGAGGATAGCACTTTCGATATCTACGTTGTAGATATGTACAAGTGGCTCCTCATTCCACCAGATTCCTCCAGCATTGAGGATGTACACTACACCAATGAGAAACTTGAGGAGATCATGACTGGCTACAAAGAGAATCAGTCCCACGCTGCGAGGATGTTTGCTGAGCGTAAGCAGGGAATGATGGATACCAAGACTGGTTACACACCCGGTGACGAAAACTCCAAGTTCTACACCAAACCCGATGAGGCGCCAATCAGCCACCCAGCGGAGGTTATAGAGAAGCTCAAGAAGGAAAAGCCGGATGCCCAGATGGAGGATCTTGTTAAGGAGGCTGATGCAATTGTCGCTGCTGAGATGGAAGAGCGTCGTAAAGAAAGAGAGGCGGCGGCGGCCCTCAATACAGTCGAGGAGGAGCCTGAGGAGCCATCTGCATAAATATAAAAATAAGTAAATGGGTAAAAGAACCTTATTGCTCAAATCGTAAAGGATTTGAGAAGTAAGATTTAGTTGTATCTGAGAATGACGGGTTGCATAGTCTTACCCATGAAAAACCCAAGTAAAAACACAGCAAATGCTACGATCCAAGTGGATTTGTCTACGGACGAAAAAAAGTCTGTCTTTTCGGGTTGTTGAGGTAAGTAATTCATTTCAGGTTGTTGAAAGTAGTACGGTTGTTCCTCTTGGGGTGGAGGTTCATCAATCTTTTCCTGTATAAGGGGGTCGATGTTAGGATTGTAATCAATGGGATTTCCTATATCAGTTTCCATTTCTAATACTGCACTCTATTTTTTTAAGCTTATTCTTCCTCACTTTCACTTTCACTATCTACCACAAAATCTTTTAGATTTCCATTTTCGTCCATGTCACTCTCATCATCTTCTGAACTAAAGTCTTCTTCGTCTGAGGTATCGATGTCCGAATCAAATTCGGAATCGTGTTCATCGTCACCAAAATCATCTTCAACGTTGTGTTCGGTGGGTACGAAGTTTTCCGGCTTTTTAATCTTTCTTCCTGAGCGTGTCGTGACAGTGGGCATTTATTGTATTTAGGCTACATCTGTTTAAGTACCTTTAGAGAACAGTTTAGATACTATATTAGAATGCAGCTCATGTTTTCTAACACGCTTCGATTCTTTACACTTCGGGCAGTACTGGGAAATCATCTTCCTCTTTTTAATCTGGTAGACCATAGTTGTAGAATCGTCATGGACACCTTTGATTATTTCACAATATCCTGAGTTTGTTGTGACATTGAAACCATAGGTACTCGAGGTAATTCTCAAAACTTTTGTATTACTTTGACCCTCCTTATTGAGCTGTATAAATTTTTCTAACGAAGTGTTCAAACCCCCAGATTCAATTTTAGGGGGTTCGACAAACTTCTTGATCTCCTTACATTTTTTAACTTCCGAAATATTTGGGTACAGGTGGGAGACTATATTAGGTGGAAGTTCATGACGACGACCACAAAAGTCTTTACAAAAACCATCCCTCCTCCCCAAAATAGTTTCACACCTACAAAAACATTTTTGGAGGATATGCCGACCACTGACTATAAACCATATATGATTGGACCCATGATCTCTTTTGAGATTTTCACAATATTTTGAATTTGTTGAAACTAAATATAAAAGATTGTGTTTGAATATTTTTGTAATCGTGGCACCCCCCTGTCCCTCCAAATTTTTATTTACAAATCTTTCAATCAGATATTTTAATTCCTCGTTGTGGATCTCATCCTTCGTTTGCTCACGAGTAAATTTCCCCTCCCCAATGGTAACAGAAGGTGGTTCAATCACATGTGTCTGGGGGGAGTCAGTTCGAACCACCGACATCTTTAGGATTTCTAGATCTGGTTTCTGGTCAATTTTTAGAATAGTACTGAGTGGTCCATGGGTATATACAAATACCGGGAGATATGCGAGTTGTTCCACCCCCTTGGCCATCTTGTGGGACCAAATCATACGAAAACCACTCCCCTTTGTACCCCTCTGGACGTTCCCATAGACAGCTGCATCTATGATTTCATTCCAATCTAGGGAACCCTTAGCTATAGAGAGTGCAACCAAAATATGATCTCTGAGAGCTATCGCGGACGCCTGGTCCACCACGAAACCTGGCCAGTTTAGATGAACCCCTGTCTTCACGAGGGAACCACATTGTTTGGGGGGTGAAACTGAGATGAGACAGTTCTTACCACCATGTCTCTTGACTTTGTCACAAATGACCTTGCAGATGTCCTTGATTTCTTCCATCGTCAAGGGTTCGACATCCTTATAGTCTATGTCGACGAAGAAGTTATAGGTCGGGCTCTTCTGCTCAACGAGAAACAACTTCTCCCCCGAACCCACCGCCTTCACATACTTTTCATGAAACTCATTCAATCTATCAAATGGTACCGAGAGGACACCACCGTCCATTCGCACATGTGATATATTGGATGCGTTAGTAAATTGTTGGGAAATGCACCACTTATTAAACATACCTAGGTAGAGACCCTATTCTCTAAACCACCTCATACAAGATACATCCTGATATTCTTGGGTTTCAGAAAGTTCCTTCTTTATAGTCAGGAGTTCATAGACCGTCCTATCTCCATTCTCCTCCTTCCACTCTTGAATTTCCTGATCACATAGACCTCTATTACTTTTCAGTAATTCTTCAATCTGCCTCAAAATGAAAGCCTTTGACTTCATTATTTTATAGAAAATGTTTTTCTATTCAAAGAAGTTATACAGGCGTAGAATTGTGGATTCTTCAAAACGTTATCCACTATGAGCTTCCAACGCTTACGTGAGTTAAATTCTTCTAGTGTGTCATAACTTATGTAATCGTTTTCATCGTGGGTCTTCTTAATGGGCTGGTTCATCAACTTCTTTAGGCTTGTCTTCTGCTTTTCTTCGTAAAACTTCTTGACCTGTGAATGTTGTTCGGCTCTGTTATAATCAACAAAAAATATGTAAACGTTGTATTCTAGATCTACCGTGGGACTTTCCTTGACTGTAAATTTAAACTCCGTATACTCTCCATTTTTTAGGGACACGACCCCCCTCGTTTCTTCCTCCAACTCCCTAAGTGCACACCTGAGAGGATTTAGAATCTCCCTCCGCCTGCATCCACCCGTGACGAAAATCCAATCCTTGAATCGCCAATCCCTCACAGTGAGGAACCTTGGCTTATCGTCCACGAAGCTAACCGGTATTGCAATTGCTTTGTACTTTTTCATTGCGCATTCGCAAGTTATAATAGGGGCATAAGTTTATTCCTCGGATTTTACCTCCTCTTCCTCCACTTCTTCAACTTTAGGGGCTGGTGCATTAAGGTGCTTTACAACCTGCTCCGAAAAACCCTTAAATTCGTTGACCTCCTCCTTAGTCTTCTTCAGTTCGTTGAAGAGGAAGATAATACCGGCGGCACATATAATCACACCGACGATCAACATCGTCTCACGGTTAATTGGAATCATTTATACTTGTAAAGAGCATCTCTCTTTTAAGTAATTACACCCATCAAGGGTTTCCCTGAGGTTGGACACTCATAGGGACTTTGGGCAAATTGGACGGCTTCGTAATGCGTAGGTTGACACGACTTCTCCGTGGAGGGTGTCGGCTGACCAACAAACTTTTCAAGTTTCCTGGACTTGGGATCGTACGTCAATACAAAAACGATGGCGAGGAGGAAGATGACTTCCAAATACATAGTTATTATTTAGTTAGAATATAAAAGACCACCCATACCGTTCTCGATGCGGAGGACGTTGTAGTTCACCGCGTAAATGTCCGAGTCGCATGTTGTCGTATCGTTGATGATACGGGCCGAGTCGAGACGGGAGAAGTTGAGGGTACCCGTGGGCTGAAGCTTACCAGTGTCCAGACAGAATGGGTAAACGAAGAGGGTGTTGGCGGCGGGGCTGGAGGCGTTCGATGTGTGGTAGTAGAGGGGGACATCGGTAAAGTTGGGGTTGGCAAACTTGAAGTCCGCGACGTCCGTGCCATTGATCTGGAGCTTGAGCTTATTCGTGTCCGCGAGCATATCCAATGTGGTACCATCCGCAGAGGCCAGGTACTTGATGGGATGGTTGAAGTTGAGCTCCTGCATCTTAGAGCCCGAAGAGATCGCCTTCTGGACCTGGGTGATGAGCATGTTCTGGGGCTGACCCGCGAACACCTCCCGCTCTTGGGTGTCGAGGTACGCGTAGTTGGCGTAGACATCCCACCTGTAGGCCGACGCCGTGGAACCCCAGGTGATGCGGAGCTCGACGTCGTGGTACTGGAGGGAGATGAGAGGGAGCGCAGTCTGCCAGTTCTCACAGAAGGCGAAGCGGAGGGGGTAGAAACGCTCCGAGGCGGAACCAGTGTAGATACCACCAGAGACCGACTTGGAGGCAGAGGTCGCTGAGAGGGTTGGGGCGATACGGGTAGAGTAGTTCGAGTCCTGCTCATCCACGACCTGACCACCGATGAGGAGTTCGACCTTGGAGATCACACTCGTCCAATTTGCGACGTCTTGGGCCTCGGTGCCCGTGGAGTTGATAGGGGCCAAGTAGACATAGTTTAGGAGGTCCCCCTTCCGCTCGAAGCGGACGGTGGACATACCATTGTTCGAGACGTTGCCCTGGATGACCTGACGCTCGACAGTTTGGGAGAAGTTGGTGTGACGCTTGTAGGTCGATCGGAAAAAACTGACCTCCGGTTGGCCAACGAGGTGGACATCCTGAGCACCGACGGCAACGAGTTGGGCAATACCACCAGACATTTTATATTATAGTGAGAGTTTATTTTTAAGCTGACTTTTTACAAGTTGGGTCTACAATGTGCGCTTGTACTTCAAAATACCTTCGGGCCCAAGTGATATCATATCAACACGAGGAGGTACATGTCGCTCGACATGAGTAGTATCAACATTACCAGTCAAAACATAATCGACAACATTAACAACTGCTGCATTGCCTCCCGAAGTAAACTCCCTTCCTATAACTCTCAAACCAATAGTAGGCCGAACAGTACTGGTGCGGCCTTGTGATAAATCATTTGTACTATCACCAAAATATACGATAGCAGAACATTCAAATGGAGAATTCAAATCACTATCGGAATACATTGAATCCGTAGATTTGGATATTTGTGTCCAAGGTCCAGAACCTTCTTTCATTTCAATAACAAAATTCCCCAACGGTGCCGCACTACCATGATGAAACGCGATAACAACTTTATATAAAAGTTTAGTTGTGCCAAGTACAGGAGTAAAAGCAGTAACCTCAGATCCTTCTATGGTCTCAAACGTAGTAGTCAAGTTTTGTAACGCGCTTGAGGCTAACATAGTGCCGCGATCACAGTAATTGGTACTATCTCCATTTTGAGACAAATACTCCAACGGAACAACGTCTTGACCATCTGAAACTAACTCCCACTCCTGATTAGGGGCTGCGAGGAACGCCTTATACTTACCGTTTAGGTGGGTATCGGTGATCGCAGCTGCGCGGTCTATAATCGTGCCCACTGGGTATATAGCGTCCAGTATTCCTAGAGCCCCAGAGACATTGAGGTCACCCGTGACCGTGGCGTTCCCAGAGACTGTGAGATTCGAAGACACCGTGGCGTTCCCAGAGATGGTGATATCTGAGGTTATCGTGTTAGCGGAGAGGGTATTCATCTCCACCCTACTGACTTTGATAACGGCATTCCTCACATTCAAAGTGTTGTCTGGTGATTCTATAGACATTTAATATAGGGTAAGAAATGATTTTACCTGTTATTAAATGGGGGGGAGTGATTGGGATCACTCGGGGACGGGGGGCCACTCAGGGTTCGCGGGGTCCTCGGTGGTGGCTGGGAGGTCCCTTAGAGCCTGCATGTAGGTCTTCCACTCTTGGGGGACGGGGGTCTCTGTAGAGGTTGCTCTCGATGTGACCCAATCCACTGCTTGGAGCCTCCTATCACGTTCCTGGCGGAGTTCCTTTAGGGGCTGGGCGTCCACCAACTCTTTCAACTTCGAATCCTCCCCAATCTCCACATCCCCTGAAAAAGCTTGGACGTTTGTCGATGCCATATATAAGTAGCGATAACCTAAACCCTGTACCGTATGAGGACGATACCAGATCCACCAGGACCGGCTCGATTGTTTGAACCAGCGCCAGCACCACCACCACCGGTGCCTGGCATACCCGATTCGGGAGCGTCGTTGTTTCCTCCATCAGCACCACCACCGATGCCACCCGAACCAAAACCGTTAGTCACACTACCAGGTCTACCACCACCACCACCACCCGCGAAATATCCATTGTCACCGAATGATGTGGTGAAATATGCGGACATATCCAAACCAGCACCACCATCGCCAGAGTAATTATCATCCAAGCCGTCACCACCTACACCACCAGCGCCACCACCACCACCGGAAGCATTGGCGTCGCCTCCATCACCAGAAAACCCATTAAGGCCACCTCTATTCCCCTGTCCAGATGTCCCCGAACCATACGAAGTGGTAACACCTTGTGAGCCTTCGCCACCACCGCTACCACCATCACGACCATTGGCATTGCCATCCACACGGGATCCACCGCCACCACCCCCGACAGCGGTTAGAGAAAACGCGCTGGTGTCCCCTCCATCTGGACCCTGAAGGTCGAAGCCCGGGTTGATCGACTGACTGTTGGCGCCCACGACGATAGAATACGAGCCAGGTGATACAGTTTTATTTAAATCAAGTATTAAACCACCCGCGCCACCACCAGCGCCGGATGCACCACTACCTCCTGAACCACCACCGCCACCACCACCTGCGACGAGGAGAACATCACATTCCACCTGTGAAGTCACAAAGAAAGTGTGCGAAGGTCCGAATACCTGGTATGTGAAAGCGTGAATACGGTATGTATTACTCCCAATCGTCGCATAGGTTATTGTACCACCGTCAGCATATCCGTGAAGCATTCCAGAATACACCTGTGTGTCGTAAATAGTTCCCGTATATTGAAGTGAACCATCACTGCTAGCATCTGTTGGATTCAATTGGGTGAAACGCAATGCATCATGTACCTCACCCGTTCCAGCTTGGTCACTACCTGATATTTCATTCCCACTTCCAGCTGCCGTATTAGAAGTGACTTCCCTATTGTTTACAAACAGTTTAGCACTGCTTCCGGTGGAAATTATTTCCACTGATGCGATGATTTCCGTTCTATCGTTTGTTGAAAAATAGTCGGGTATGGTCCAGTTCGTAGATACATTTCCGCCAACTACCCCTCCTGCCCCACCTTCTATATATAACTTACCACCATGTACATATAATGCTACACCAGCGACGGCTGCACCAGATTCGTATATGACACCCGTGCGGTCTTTATCGATAGTCACATTCGTGAGTATAGTACATGTACTCTGTTCACTGAGTATATTTGTGGCTGAAGCTACACCCGATGTATACGTACTTGAACCGAACACACTACTATCAACAAATGGTACCGCTGTGACATCTCTATATGTACTCACACTTCTGATAGTACCCCCAGTGAAGGGCAATGCACCATCACTACTACCATTTGTTGGATTCATTCGTGTGTAGGGCATATTACTATAAACCTGACCGCTACCAGCCGCGCCCGAGCCTCCCACCTTAGATTTGTTAGGTGTGGCGTTATATTCCGTACTCACCAAGATACCATCTATATACATTCTCGCGAGACCGTACCCCCGTGAATCACATGAAACGACTATTTCATGTGTGTCATCCGTCGTCCAGGTTGAAGGGACTGTATAAGAAACTTCATAATCTCCGCCAACTACATCACCGTCTCCGTATTGTGCGTAAATTGTACCAGAATGAACATACAACGCGAACCCAGTACCAGTCCCTCCACCCTCAAAAATGACCCCAGTTGTCGCATCGCTCATATTGACTAATGCCCTGACGGCCGCCGCGCCTAAAGCACTACTAAGAGCCGCAGAATTGGCACTTGACACACCAGTTACCCGTTGGTAGTAACCCGCGTTTCCAGTGAAATTATTAGAACTCGTACCTCTAAAAGAACCTATATCTCGAGACGCTGGTAATCGCGCTATTTTCGATAATCGATCAAAATCTAATTCGTTTAGACTTAAGTCATATTCTGTAGCTATATTACTAATACTTATAGGACCTGATGAAGATATAGTCATATAGTATTATCCGATTTTTTCTTTGAGCTCTTTAATCGCTTCAATGATGAGACCCATCATGTTTCCGTAGGCGACGGCATAGTTTGTCTCTTCGGACCCCGTGACGGCTTCTGGAAGAACGGGAAGAACTTCCTGAGCTATGACGCCAGTGTAGCGTTTATCATTCATAGTGAATGTGTATCCATTTAATTGGTCTATTTTGTCTAGGGCATTTTCAATCTTTTGAATATCACTTTTTGCGCGTTTATCAGAATATGCGGTAATGTTACCAGTCGCATATATGTCACCATTTACATCCATATTACCAGAAGCATTTACACTGACTCCGGTATAGTTGATCACTTCCCCGGATGTACTGTCGTAGGCCATCATGTTCCCCGCGACCACCCCCGCTTGGAGGGGTTTGATATAAGTTCTCGAAGCACCGGCTGTATTCAATGCACTACCCGAAGCATTGAGGACAATGGAATTAGCATGTTGAGAGGTCTCACCCGCGGCGCACCCCACAGCGACGGCGTTGTTTCCCTGACTGTTCTGACCCGCTAAGCGCCCCACGGCCGTGGCGGAGTTGCCTTGATTGCTCTGACCCGCTAAGCGCCCCACGGCCGTGGCGTTGTTGCCTTGAGTGGTCTCACCCGCTTCATACCCCACAGCGACGGTGTTGGTGCCTTGAGAGGTCTTACCCGCTTGCCACCCCACGGCGATGGCGTTGTCGCCTTGAGAGGTCTGACCCGCTAAATACCCCACAGCGACGGCTTGGGTGCCCTGAGTGGTCTCACCCGCTTTATACCCCACAGCGACGGTGTTGGTGCCTTGAGAGGTCCGACCCGCAGAGAGTCCCACAGCGACGGCGTTGTCGCCTTGAGAGGTCTGACCCCCAAACCACCCCACGGCGATGGCGTTGTCGCCTTGAGAGGTCTCACCCGCTTTCCTCCCCACAGCGACGGCGGCGGCGCCTTGGGAGGTCTGACCCGCTTGGTACCCCACAGCGACGGCGGATTCGCCTTGAGTGGTCTGACCCGCTTCAGTCCCAATGGCGATATTGTTGCTGTTGCTGTTCGCCTTGATGAACGTGGTTCCGCGAATCTGGACATCCCCCCCAACCACCAAGTTCGAGGTGGTCGCTATCCCAGTGGCAGCGTTACTGAACTCTATGGTGTAGGGGGTGGTGTTGCTCACAAGGCTGACGGCCGCCAGACTTAGGGGATTTTCAAAGTCTACAGTTCCCCCAAGTTTTAGGGTCCCCCCAACTTGGAGGTTGGAGGTCGTCGCCAAACCAGTGGTGGCGTTACTAAACTCTACTGTGTAGGGGGTGCTATTCCCAACCCCGGTGACCGCGGCGAGATCGTAGGAAGGGGTCAACCTCGCGGTTCCCAACTTTAGGGCCACCGCATTTACATTGCCCCTCACATCCAAGTGGGAGTTCTCAATTATTAATGTCCCCTCTGGTGTTATCACTGACATTTAATATAGGGTAAGAAATGATTTTACCTGTTATTAAATGGGGAGGGAGTGATTGGGATCACTCGGGGACGGGGGGCCAA